CAGGAGCGACATTTGACACACGTCGCTCGGCTTCACAGCCAGCTATCAAACTCGACCGTTCTCTATCTCGTGACAGTTCTTTACAGTCACAGACTTTACAGGCAACTCTTGTTTCAGATATCAAAACTCTGAATCACCTGGAGAGTAAGTCGGACGTTGACCATACTTCCCTCGTTGGGAGCGCAGTCGCGATCGATTTATTTGGTCGAGCTATGAAGATTTATAACAGAGATGTCAGCTCCAATGTACATGAAACTGTTTGTAATCGAGTTGAATTTGTACCGAAAAACTATAAAACTTTCCGTACTATAGCGATTGAACCAAGTATTTCATTGGTCCTACAGCTATGTGTGGATAGGTACGTTCGCCGTCGGTTGTTGCCTTATGGCATTGACCTTAGTGATCAAACTCTAAATCAGACGCGTGCAAAAGTTGGTTCTTTAACTAACGAGTACACTACCGTTGATTTCTCTGCGGCCTCCGATATGATTTGTAGTTCCATTATAAAAGAACTCTTTCCGAATGATTGGTCAGAGTTGCTCTTCTCCTTGCGTTCAAGAACTTATGTCATGTATAATGATAATGGTTCAGAGCGCGAGACAGGAGCATACCAGAAATTTTCAAGTATGGGTAACGGTACTACATTTGTTCTTGAAACTCTTATCTTTTTTGCAGTGGCAATTGCCTCGGGAGATTTTGATCCTATCATTTATGGTGATGATTGTATTATCCATAGAGATAGCTTCGATGATTTCCTATCGATAGCTACTGAACTTGGTTTTAAAATCAATGTTGATAAGACGTTTATCGATGGTCCCTTTCGGGAGAGTTGTGGTACTTATTGGCTTAACGGCCAGTGCGTGACACCTTTCTATATTAGAAAGGAAAGCGTAGACCTCGCTTTTATCTGCCATAATTATAATGGCATTAGAGCAATTGCTAAGCCTGATGGCGATGTTGTAAATTACATCAACAAAGCTATCAGTCCACTTGTGCGATCCGGCAAGATACCTTTTATCCCGTTTGGTTGTAATTCAACC